CGTCGCGGACATCGCGAGCGCGACGGGGCGCGAGGGGTGCGGGGCTTCAGGCGTCTTGGTCGTCATTCGTGTCCTCGTCGGAGGGGCCATCGACAGGCTGATCGTTCCGCGTGGGGGCGGTGTCTCCGGCAGGTACCGACGGGGCCACGGTGATGCCGAGCTCCTCCATGAGCGCGAGCTCTCTCGCGCGCTGGCGCAGCTCGGCCTCCCAGTCCTTGCCCTGTCTGGCGAACTCGCTTGCGAGCGTCGTGGTGTGGTTGGCGAGGCGCGTCGCTTGCGCGGATGCCTCCTTCGCCGGGTCGACGTGCTCGGTGCCATCCCAGAACCACTGGTGCGGCAGCGACTCGAGCACGCGCACGCGCGGGGGGACGAGCGACTCGATGAGCTTCGCCTCGTCGAACCACTCCGCGAGCACGCGGTCGAGCACGGTCCGGGCCATATGCGCCTGGTCGATGCGGATCGCCTTGAAGTAGGTCTGGTGGTCGAGCCGCCCGCTTGCGTAGTTGTAGCCCGAGCTGTTTCCGGCCGCGACGTTGAACGGCATGTTCAGGCAGCGGGCGATCTCGTTCAGGATCTCCCGCTTGAACTCGCCGTAGGAGGTCGTCGGCTGCTCGGGCTTGACCTGCGACATCTTCCAGCCTGCCGGAAGCGTCAGCAGCGAGTTCGCCTCGAGCTCGATCGTGTCCATTGGCTCGACCGGGTCGGCCTCTCCGTTGGCTGGTGCGTCGGTCTCGACGGTGCCCGCGAAGTTCGCTGCGGTCTCCGCGGCCGAGAGCACCGCGATCGTGTAGCGCCTCAGCTGCGCGAAGAGCGGGAGCGCTGGAACAAGATCGGGGATGCCTCGGTGCTGCTCGGGTCTCGCAGGCATGAAGTAGTGAACGATCCGCGAGGCTTCGTAGACATCCGATGCGAGCGTCACAGACCGGTCGCCGGGGTGGTCGCGAAGCACGCGGTAGGCCACTGGATTCCCCGAGGCGTCGTAGACGATGCCGTCGACTTCGTAGGGGCCGAGCACGCCGTAGTTGAGGCTGGCGACGCGATCGGCCTCGATGAGCCCCACGTCCAGCTTGACGGGACCGGGGACGACCGGATTTGAAGCGAGCTTCGCGAAGCACTCGCCCGAGTGGGCGCGCGCCATGCGCATCGTGCGGAGCCGGTCGGCCAGGTTGGTGGAGAGCGCCCACGCGGCGAAGGCCTGCTCGATGGCGTTGTTCGCCTCGGGGTCGTCGGTGAGCACCTGCAGGCGCGGGCCGGTGCCGACGACGTCGTTGGCGAGCGTCGCGACGATGCCCGCGGCGTAGCTGTTGTTGGCGGCCTCGTAGCGGGCGCGGTTGCGGAGGATCCGGCGCACCTCGGGGGAGGCCGCCGCATCCGCGGAGAGCCCGTCGGCGTTCGCCCAGTGCTTGCGGTTGGCGTCGGTGGTCGCGGCGGCGTCGTAGCGGGCGCGGATCGAGATCGTGCGCGGCGCTGCGGACGCCTTGCGGCCGAGGATGGAGTCGAGCCAGCCCATCAGGCCGGTCCCCCCATGCCGGGCGGGACGATGCGGGAGATGCGCAGGCCGCGGTTGCGTCGCGACACCGCCTGCTTCGAGGCGAGGTAGCGGTCGGCCGCGATCTGGTCGGCGATCGGGTGCTGCTCGACGCTGCCCGCGTCGTTGGACGCCTTCTTCAGACCCGCGGCGTTGTCGCGGATCGCGTCGGCGATGGAGGGCGTCGGTTCGGGCATCTTCCTGCCCAGTACCGACACGGCGACAATTCAAAGTTCCAATAACGGCCAGAAAATCATGGGATTGATTCTCTGATGGCGCGGCGCGACAATGTTTGTTGATCGGGGTCGATCTATCGACATGACACCGGGGCGAAGGAGCAAGCCCCGCAAATTCTGGGAGCGATTGCGAATGGCGAGCCCTTACCCAAAGTTGACCCAGCTGAAAGTGAAGCAAGTCAGGCTGGAGAGCGGAAAGACTCTTCCCGTCTATTACCTCGCGTCGTACTGGCCGGTCCGCTACGGCGAACTCGCACAACAAGAAGACTCGGTTCAGCTCCTACGCCTGAAGAACGGTGACGCTGGTGCCGCTCGACACTTTGCATCCAAGTTGAGTGCTGCGCTGGAAGGTGCCCCAAAGAGGCACCTGGTTGCGATGCCGTCCCACGGTGTGGGTTGCGCCTCCTCGTCCGGCGGCCTTCGGCAAGTGATCCGACTCGTTCCGGGTGCGGTGGACCTCTCGGATTGCCTCTTCAGACACACCGCCGTCGTGAAATCGTCGAAAGCGATGCCCGGGCAGCGACCCACAGCAGAGGCCCACCGCGACTCAATGCGCGCCGACAGGCCAGAACGCCTGAAGGACCTGGACGTTCTCCTCTTGGACGACGTGGTTACGCAGGGTGCGTCGATGCGCGGGGCCCGGTGGATACTTGCTACCGCAGGCGCGCGGTCGGTTACTTGCCTGTCGCTCACGCGGACTGAGTGATCTTGCGCTTGGCCCCAGCCGCTTGCTGGACAACTCTGCCCGCCAACGAGTTACCCTAGAGTTCCAGATGCTGCACGATGACCTCCGCCTTCGCCTCACCCTCGCTCTCCGACAGATTCGTGGCGTTGGCCCTGTCACGGCGCGAGAGTCGATTCGCGCGATGTCTGGATGCCCGCAGACGGCGGACGAACTATCCGACGCCCTTGATGCGATCTCTGAGCGCGTAAAGCGACCCATCCAGGCATCAGTGAGCCAACTTGAGCTGGCGTTCAGCGGCGCCGATCAGGTCATCGAGGAGTGCGCGCGATCCGGGATCGGCATCGCGATTGAGGGAGACGCCAAGCTCTGGGATGGCGTCTGGAACATTCCGAAGCCGCCGCTCATGCTTTTCTACCGCGGCCGAGACACCTCGGCGGCCGCCGTTCCGGGCGTTGCAGTGATCGGGACTCGTGAGCCCAGCAGTTACGGGATGGAGAGCGGACGCCGAATCGCCATGGCGTGCGTTCAGAACGGCCTAGCAGTCGTAAGCGGACTTGCAGTCGGCTGCGATACGGCTGGACATCGTGGGGCGCTCGACTCCGGCGGGCCAACGATCGCCGTTCTCGCGCACGGGCTTCACACCGTCTATCCGCGACAGAATCGCGAGCTTGCTGAAGAGATCGTGGATGTTGGCGGCATGTTGATCAGCGAGTACGCGCCTGGCACTGAGCTTCGGTCGAACCAGCTGGTCGAGCGAGACCGTCTTCAGGCGGGATTGAGCCGCGGCTTGATCGTGATCGAGACGGATGTTGAAGGTGGAACGATGCACACGGTCCGCTTCGCACAGGAGCAGGGTCGACTTATCGCGTGCATCAACCACAAACCGGACATGCGCGACGCTCCGAAGAGCCGCGGCAATCAGAAGTTGATCCGCGAGGGGATCGCGACTCCGCTTGATTCGAAAGAAGAGGTCGCGGCCTACCTAGAACGGCTGACCGGCAAGTCAAGCGCTGTCGGAGCACCGGACCCGACTAGCGTTCGGCAGATCCAGCAGGAGTTCAATTTTGACAAGCCTGCGTCTGCCTAGGCCTCGTGCGCTGATCTGCGACTTGGATCAGACGCTGGTGGATACTCGCGCGCTCAAGGCGCTTCGATCGCGTCGAGCCTGGAGCCAGGTCTACGCGGAGATCTCGCGCTGCAGTCCGGTTCCGGGCGTGCACGAGTTCATGAAGGCGATAGCGCCACTGCCTGTTGCGGTCGTCACTAATTCGCCATCGGCATACGCCGAGAAGGTGCTAGCACACTTCGGTATCCGCCATGACCAACTGGTGGCATATCACGATGTCAAGAACCGCAAGCCTCATCCCGAGCCTTTTCACCTCGCGTTGCAGAAGCTCGGTCTGGAAGCAAGTGATGTCTGGAGTATTGGCGACCAGCCGGAGGACGTCATCGCATCTCGTGCTGCTGGGATCCGAACAATCGTCGCTTTGTCCGCTGCGTGCGATGATCTCGCTGCGTTGCTATCTGCGAAACCGCACTTTCATGTCGGAGATTGGACGGAATTGTCTTTGGCGATAGGCGGGTGAGCGAAAGCGTCGGCGCAGGAGCGATCACGGCGAACGTCGCTCCGCATTCGAATGTCGACGCTTCGCGCTACGCGCGGCACGAAGGCGCGAGAGCGGGAACGACTTCAGCCCCTCGACGGCAAGTGTTGCTTCACGACGCCGATGTCGCCGCTCACGCTGCGCAAACGTGTTCACCGCCCGGGCCGGGTTGCGTCCCTCGAGCGCGGCGAGCCACGCCTCCTGCACGGCGTCCTCCCGGTCCATGCCGGGGCACAGCCGCAGCTCGAGGGCGAGCTTGGCCGCGAAGGGCG